GGAACCTAGCCATGCCATACCTTGACGGTACACGTACAGCCACGCTCACAATGAGCCACACACAAAACGTGCTGGTTAGAGTCTGGAACCCTTTTGCCGTACAGCCTGAAGAGCCTGATTATAATACGCACTTTACAGACTTCACATTTGGTGGGCATCTAGGCTTTTCGGCATCACTTGCGATTGTCACATATATCGTTGCACCATCCCCAGGTTCTGCATGGACATGGGAGCTTAGGGCAAACATCACGGTAAACAACGGGCACGGTTCGAGTGTTAGCAGTTACAAAGTATTGACATCTGGTAGCGAATCAGGAAGCACAACATATGTAGATGCAAGCGCAACGTGTGCCGGTGATTTCTCGGCATCTGTTAGCGTTGACAAACTCTGGGATATTGCCGAGGCTGGCTTTTCCTCTTCTAGCGCACCGACAAGGTTTCCTAGCCTAACCTCCTACACTTGGTACGAACGCACCACCACGGGCGCTACAGCGGCTTGTAGCCTATCTGCTGGTGGTAGTGCTGTCAGCGTGTCGGCTGCTGCATCATCAAGGCAAACGGCAGACTACACTGCAACGCTTGATGCTTACGGCTTCAGTTCCGGAGACGATAGGCACGATTTTGCAGTAAGCCTTGTCAAAGTCAATAGCGTTGCTGTTCACGACATCACACACGCTCACACTTTCCACAATCAATCTGCTACCGAATGGAGCCTGTCTGTACTTGGTGAAACCGACGGCTTTGGCATCGTTAGCACGGCATCGGCTGACATCGGTACTTCTTCTTGTCTCGATCGTAACGTGTCTATTGCTGGCAGGATTCGTGCTTGGGAGGGTGCATATCCCGATGCTCTGAATGTAACGGTTACAGGTTACGATGGCGGAACCCGTACTGTAAGCTCTTCTGGTGGATCATACGGGGCTACAGATACCTTTGTGGACTACAGCACCACATCGGTACTTATTGACCCTACTTATGGCACAGATACGCTAACCACTCAAGCAGACGATGTGCCTACTTGGATATCTGCGGAACTATCCGGAAGTGGTCTAACAACCAACGGAGACAGTAGCACGGACAACCGTGTACTGTTCCGTGGTTGGCGCTTCAATGGCTGGAGCATAGCCGAGACAAACAACCGTGCCATTTCTGGTACAGGCAACGATAGAACCTACGCACCATATGAAGGCATGAGCGGTTACCGTTACCTGCAAATCCAGATCAAGGCACAATCTGGCACTAACGCCACTGGAACCATTGAGTTGACCGATTACCACGGCAACTGGAAAAGATGGCAGGTTGTGGCTCCTACGATCTCATACAGCACCGTTACACTAGACCTATGCTCCCCTGACACTTGGAGCCTCGGTGCTACTCCGGCAACCGATGACAAGGACAACCCGTACCCGCGCAAAAACACAGCATCAAGCAGCTACGCAGGAAGCGAAAGCGTTGATTCGGCTTACTGGGGCATCACGTCCTGCCAGCGGTTACGGGTACAAACCGGCAGTATTGATATCGGTACAACCACGCTGGTGTACACCAATACCGACAGCACTTATGTACCTGATTCCTTTACCGCTAACTTTGAGCGTATCACTCCTGCCATCGTTTCGGAGGCGGACACAACTACCTATTACTACGGCAGACGTTTTTGGCAACAAGACAGAGATGGGCGAACCGAGGAAGAATCCGATGTGTGGTGGCAGAAGACCGTCGGCGGTGCTACGGGTGTCACTACCTACAGCGTAGATCCTGTAACGATAAGCGAGTTGTGCGACCAGATCAATGCATCGGATAACACCATTGTCAGGCATCCCGGTTGGACTGCTACCAACTCTGTAGCCTATCCGGCTGGTGCTACTTGTTCTGTAAGCCAACCACCGCTCAGGGATTGTTTCCTAAACGGTGTAACCGGCTACAGCACATGGCTCAGAGGTGGCGGTATTCTTGCCACGCCCAACGCAACATCAGGCACAGACTTTGCATACGGGCATCAGTTAGCGCAAGGCACGATTACAGCCCAGACGCTCTTTGACCGCATCAATGGCAACTTCCCACCGGATCTCAATGACCCGTTTGATGTCAATGGGGGTACAGATTCTGGGTTGTACTTACCGGCTGGAAGTTTACTCCGTGGCATTGCTCATGGCGCTCTACTTGACAATGCCGGTGACCCGCTCACTACTGGTACGGTTGATCTACTGCTTGCATCCACAAGCGCAAACCGTGGCACAGATAGCACGATAGATGCCGAGGGGCGGTATTACACGTCCACTCCTTGGGGACTCGGTGAGAGCAACCACGACGTTAACTTCAGCGGTGACACAGTTGGACTTCTACCGCTTCACACAAGCCATAGGTTTAGAGTTTGGTTTCGTGAACAGCAACTGGCAGGGACTTGTGTAAGTGCTGCTGTAGCTCCTAACCAGCGGATGTGCTATGCGGTAGTTGAGTCTGGCTCTATTGCTTTGCACTTTGCCGATGGTCCGAACGCTACGAACTGGGTCATGCAGACAACGAGCATCACCGATTGTTCCTGCGTCCATATTGCCTATGATCCGACTAGTGCTATCGGTAGGCTGTACATCGTCGTTGAAGGGTCAGCTAACGACATCAAGAGCTATTACACAGATGATGAGGGGGTGAATGTCAGCGTGGCAGTAACAGTTACAGGTTCAGGTGATGATGCCAGCGTGGCAATCAATCCCATGGGTAAGCGCATCGTGCTATATCACCACTCAGGAGACCTCTACAGGGTCATATATGACCCACAGGGCAACGTTATCACCGCCGGGAGTGTGATTGTCAGTGGAGGTGTAAACCAAGGCAAAACGGCGATTGCTTGGCGCTTGGGTGTTTGGTTTGCCTATTACCGAGATGGCGGAAACTCATTGATTCAGATATCCAGCATTGATGATGGGGAAACCTGGAGTTAGAAGGAAGGGGTGGTGGGCAGCGAAGATGCAGAAGGGAGACTGCCCACCGTGTCGGGAGATAAGATCGACAAAAGGAATATATCACTATGAATAGACCTGTCGCACTTAGAGCAGCTAAAGAAGCCCTAGACAATGTGGGTGTGCAGGAAGTTGGAGACAACCGAGGCAAGGCGGTACAGATATACCAAGCCTCTACCATCCCACCTGTGCCACCCGGTAGCCCGTGGTGTGCTGCCTTTGTCGTGTACAGGCTAAGGAACGCAGCGCACGACCTAGCCCTAACAATCCCAGCTGACTGGCCACGCTCGGCTTACTGTCCCGATCATGGCAACTGGGCACGAAGAACAAAGAACTGGGTATCGGTCAAGGATGCGGAAGCAGACCCTACCAAAGTGCGTATTGGTGACTTGTGCTGTTTCTGGTTTGCACCGCTGAACCGCTTGGCACACATCGGTATCGTTACCGGGGTTTTCCCATGGGGTGTCAAGACCGTAGAAGGCAACACCAGCCCTGAGATGGAAGATGAAGACAGCGTGGAGCGAGAAGGTGACGGTGTCTACCGCAAGGCTAGAGCATGGCGTGAGCTTGGAGCCAACGGTGGCTTTGTCTCTATCGATTGGTAGTATCAAGCAACGAACCCGGCAAGCCTCTGCGTATGCTCAAACCGCCGGGTCTCTTTTTGAGTGGGTGTTTCCATTTTGGAACTAACCACTTGACAGCAAAAGACCACCCTTCTTACGTTGGGTGGTCTTACGCTTTCCAAGCACCGATAGTTGTTGTTTTTTTGGTTTCCCTTGCGGGTGCTTGATTCTACCCTATGGCATCAACTGACTTGCCATCTCGCCAATCCACTTTCTGATTTCCCAATCATCAGGAGCCCCGAACGTGAACTGGTCGATTCCGATGATGATGTCTACACCACCACTGCTGTAGGTAACGCTTTGTAGGGAACCCTTGCAGGTTGTGAACCAGAGCGTACGGCGGAGGTTGTGGATGGCTACGCAGATTTTGCGAGTGTAGATCCATGCACCTGCTTGCTCGCTCCACATTGAATCAAAGTCAAGCTCAATGCTCTCGAATGTCGTGTGGTCTTTGCGGAGGACTGATTCCAGCCTCTCCATCGTGTAGACGTTGTCTAATACTTCCATCTTCTATCTCCCTGCGGTATATATCCGCACTGAGAATATACATCCAGTGCGGATAGTTGTCAAACAGTTTTTATTGTTACTGATTCGGTAGCCGGAATAATCTCAATACCGGGGACTTGCTCAAGCGTGATATCGCTAAGCATACTAACCAGTACGGAGTGCTTTGTTTTGACTGCATGTGGATGATGTTCTAGCAGGTAGGCTACAACCTCTTCTTCTTGTCCATCTACAATCTTGATTTTTGATGCGAGCGATCTAAACGTTACCGTGCCATAGGGGCACGTCCATGTCTTGGCCTTCAATGTGCCATCGGCTTTGCGTGGTAGTTGACTCAGTGCGTATTCTTTCAGCTGTGCATCGTACTGCCTTTGTAACCAGTCAAGCCGTCTTGATTGCTTACCGATGATGGCTTGGCAGTTTGCCAAGATGGCGTGCATCTTTGCTGTCTCGGCATCTATGGCTGCCTCAATGTCCATGCGCTTCCGCATGACCAGCAATGCGAGATCTTCTGGTGATTCCTCGCCCGTTATCCAGCCGGATGCTGGACCGGCATACTCGCCGGTTTCTTCGTCCCACAGCTCACCATCTATGATGTCGAATCCCATTATCTAATAACCTCCCAATCTTCCCTTGCTTCCTGAATCGCTCGATCGTACAGGTCATCTATGGCAGGACACCAAGCGTGTCTATTGCCATCAGCCCTGTACATGATCAGGTTCTTTTCTCCGATGTCAGAGAACCGGACATAACAGCCCGGTTCCCATGCTTTGCGCCTGATGCTCAAGCCCTCAAGCAGTCGCACATATACTTCCCCGAATCTCAACGCTGTAAACCTCTGGGCTTGATTGGCTCAGAAATAACGATGTTGCCCTGCGGTCCTCTTGGCAGCTGATTGGTTGCTCCGTTAGCATCGTCATCCTCGTCAGCTGATATCGCCAGGAGTGCAGACACGCTGTATCTCCTGCCGTAAGTGAGCGCAGAACCAAGGCCGTGTGCATCAGGCTTAGTTACCGGAATGGTTGCCGTGGTGCTGATCCATTCACCGCTTGTATGGATGATTCGGCTCTCTACTGTAATCGCTACAACCTTGCCATCTGTGACTGTGGTTTCCGTAGTGCCTTGTGTAAGCATCAGGTCGTTAGCCGTCAGGATAGGGCGCAGAGCGTCCAAGATACTGTCAAGTGTGACGTACTTGGACCGGAAGGCAGGGTTAGTGCCTTCCTTGCTGATGCCTTGCATCCGGCTTTGTGCCTTGATAAGGGAAGGGGCAATAGCCCCTATGGTTTCGCTACTAGTCATTCTTTATCTCCTTCTGTATCTGGGTCAGTGATGCTGATCCAAACGGTGCAATCATTGAACTTGATTAGGTTGCCTTCGATGAAAAACTTGCTGTTCTTATCACGCTCGTAGATGAGCCAGTCTTGGGCTTCATCTAACGTCAGCTCGTGAGAAGTTTTCAAACCGTGAGCCGTGATGGTTTTGCCATCTTCGTCGGCATCCTCAACCATAGTGTAGGCTTGTCTAAAAAGTGTCATCGTTATCTCCTGTACCCCGTGGTACACATCAATAATATATTCTAAAGGTGTATATGTCAAGTCTTGACAATATACTAAGTGTGTATATACAATGGTGGCATGATTAGAGGATTGACCCAACAAGAGCTGGCACGCAGGACTGGTTTCACCCAGCCACGTATCAGCGATTACATGACAGGAAAAAAGGCTCCGGGTGACACCAGCCTTTTGAAACTCGCAGAGGCGATGGATATGGATCCAGCGGAACTCTCAAAGCAGTTGATGCTGCGTAGAACACTCCGCAAAGGTAAAGCACCGGAACAACCAGAAGTACCGGGCGAATAAGTTAGAGATAGTTAGGAGATAAAGAAGATGCGACGATGCAACGAATGTGGAAACAGCGTAGAAGATACAGACAAGATGTGTACGGCTTGCCGGTTGGCAGAATGGCGGCACTTCCAAACCTTGGAGATGAACAAGCGTAACCGGCAGAATGCGCTTGATGCTAACCGAGCTGCATACCTTGGACGTAAGAAGGCAATCAAGGACAGCATCAAGGCTGGTGTGATTACTGCGCTGACGGTTCTGCTTTTCCTTGCGCTTGTGTCTGCTACCCGTGATGCCATCCGGTATGAGTGGGAAACAAAGCCAGCGATGCTCAAAGCCAACGGTGTCAAGTGAGATATCTAAGCGTATGCAGTGGCATTGAAGCCGCAAGCGTTGCATGGGAGCCCCTCGGCTGGGCTCCTGTTGCATTTGCTGAGATCGAGAAGTTTCCTTCCAAGGTGTTAGCGCATCACTATCCTGGAGTGCCTAACCTTGGTGACATGACCAGATTTAGGGAGTGGGATATTGAACGAGGTGCAGTTGACGTTCTTGTGGGAGGAACTCCATGCCAGTCCTTCAGCGTTGCCGGACTCCGCAAAGGGCTTGATGATCCAAGAGGAAACCTTGCCCTCACTTTCGTTGCAATGGTTGACCACTACCGCCCAGAATGGGTTATCTGGGAAAACGTCCCCGGTGTTTTGTCCAGCTCAGGAGGACGGGATTTTGGTTCCTTCCTCGGGGCGCTGGGGCAACTCGGGTATGGGTTCGCCTACAGAGTGCTTGACGCTCAATACTTTGGAGTGCCCCAGCGAAGGCGTAGAGTCTTTGTTGTCGCACATTCTTCAGGGGACAGCAGACGTGCAGCAGAAGTATTATTTGAGCCAGAAAGCTTGCGAGGGAATACTCCGAAGGGCAGAAAAACGGGGCAAGACACTGCCCAATGCCTTACGACTGGCACTGGTTGCAGGTACGACCCAAACACAGAGACCTTGATTCCTGTCATGTATGAAAACCACCCGAATGATTCAAGGATAACCGGCCCAGTTGATCCAAGCCCTACGGTAGCTGCACGATGGGGTACAGGTGGCGGTAACACTCCACTTGTGCAGCATACCTTCCGTAAGTCACGCAGAGCGCAGAGCGCAGAAGACTTTGAAACGTGGGTACCTGATGGTGTAACCAACACGCTTAACTGTTTTGATCTAGGTGATATCAGGTCTGTTGATATCGTGGTTGAACCAATAGCCCTTGCAGAGAACACCATTGGACGGCAACCAATGAACGGCGGTAATGGTGATGGATACACTGTAGGTGGTCAGATGTACACGCTCAACGCAACCGGGGTTCACGGTGTAGCGCATCCAGATCACAGTATGGCAGTACGAAGGCTAACACCGACCGAGTGTGAACGGCTCCAAGGATTCCCAGATGGATACACTGACATCATGCCTAACACTCCAGACGGACCAAGGTACAAGGCACTAGGCAACAGTATGGCTGTACCTGTCATGCGCTGGATAGGCTCTAGGATTGCACTTGCCACCAAGTAGGACAACCATCAGACAGACGCTCCGGGCTCTCTCAAGGACACCGGAGCGTTTACTGTCTCACGATGAGATGGTTTTACTCCACTCTGGTTGGAAGCACGGCATCATGCAGGACGAATGCTTGGATGCTATGGTGCGTCATAACCTTGGCTTCATCAGGGATGTGTGCAAGGTTATCAAACACAAAGAGCATTTCATCGATGCTTGCCAGTACTGCGTTGAAGGTGTCATAAGAGCGATTGAAAAGTGGGAGCCTGAACGAGGCCTACGCTTTTCGACATACGCTCATCCGTGGATCTACCAGAAGCTCAGACGCTACCAATCAAACCAACTACGAACCATCCGTATAGCAGAACACGCAGTGGTCAAATGGCACAAGCTGCGACGCTTTTATGTGTTGTTAGAGTTGGAACTAAAGCGCCCACCAACCGATGCCGAACTCTCCGAACGCTCTGGCATGACTATAGAGACCATCGAGATGTGCAGAACGGCTCATGGCTTGGAGCCTGTCTCAATGCACCACGGCATCCAAGGCACTGACCTTGTGCTGTACGAATCTGCGGTATTCGGCAAAACCCAGAGCGCCGAGGATGAATATCTTGAAAGCGTGGAGGAAGGGAGCGCAATGGATCATCTATCCCGGCTTGATGACGAGACCCGGCAGATGGTTGTTTTACATCTTGGCTTAGATGGACGTGTACCGCAGACCATCCACATGATAGCCAGTCGTTATCGATTACCGCCTGTAATCGTCAAGCAGAGGCTCACAGAGGCTATAGCAGAGTTGAGGACAAACCTTGAGACATCTTGAAGACAAAGAACAGATAGCCTTGATTACTTGGGTACGCCTGATGGAGTCCAAGCATCCAGAACTGGCTACCTTGTACCACTGTCCTAACGGTGGGCACAGAGACATCAGGACAGCTGCTAAGTTCAAAGCCATGGGGGTAAAGCCTGGAGTGTGGGACATCTTCCTGCCTTGCCCTGCACCGGGATTGTTCATCGAGATGAAGGCAGGTAAAGGTAGGTTAACACCGGGGCAGGTGTCCTTTAGAGACTCCTTGCTACCGTACGGGTATTCTTTCGTGGTGGCTTATAGTTGGGTTGATGCTGCCAAGGCTATAGGGAGTCACCTTGGGTTTGAGGTTGATGTATAATCCGTTGTCGATCTAATCGGCTGCTCATGTGATGGAGTACTCGCCCGCCTTGCACGTCCTCTGCTTGGCGGGTTTTCTTTTGGTGTATAATGTTGGTGAACCTATCCTTCAAGGTTTGGCTTTGCCAGCCCCCGGAGTAGCTACCGGGGGTTCCCTGAGGTAGGTATCTTGAAGGAAAACATAGGTACACATCATGGCACTCCCTGCCACTGATGCCGTTCAGGCTATCGCCTTTTTACGGCATCTCTTCAAACCGTACACCGACGGGTTTATTGAAATCCGTCCGCTCTCCAAACACAAGCCCCACGCCAACAGGACTACCTACAGGTTGCCTGAATGCCTAAAGAGCGAAGCCGGGCAGGCACTGAGCCAGCACATCATCTCCCTTGCTATGCGTGGTTATGATGTTTATGTAGGTGTTTGTCCAAGGGTTGCTCCTGAAGGTCCCGGGCGTAAGCTCGGCAAAGATGCCATCGAGCAAGTTGGGGCAGTCTGGGTAGATCTAGATTCCAAGGTTGACGGTGCGAGTAGTCAAGTATTGCTTGACACCTGCGACATCGTGGTTTCTACCGGCAATGGATGGCACGGGTACAAGATTCTAAGCAGCCCTAAACTCTGCAAGTCAGCACGAGAGCGCACCACCCTGGAATACCGCATCCGTGACTTTGCCGACAAACTTCTACCCGGTACTGACAATGTGTCCAACGTAGACCGAATCCTGCGAGTGCCTGGGACTCTAAATTGGAAGGACGCGGACAACCCTAAAGCCGTAACGCTCCTAAAGGGTGGCGGTATCAAGCCAACATACAAGCAATCCTTGTTGGTTGAGGTGCTGGGCGATGAACGGTTAGATGCTCTGCTGGCATCCGCCAAGGCTGGCGAACTAGGACAGGCAATACCGATGATTCGCCATGCTTCCGGACGCTATACCGGATGCCTTGATACTTTCTTTCTGGAAGTCGAGCAGGCTTGCATAAAATCAAAAGCTGATGCACGATGGTCATTCCTACTAGACATTGTCCGAGCAGACCTGCCGGAGATTATGGAGCACTACTTTGGCAGATGAATGGTTCGATGAGTTAGACGCTACTCCGAAGCGTAGACCACGGGCAGAGCGTGGAGAGATTACAGGCTACAGTTCCGACGAGGGAACGCTCAAGAAGTTACTGCAACGACATCCTGAAGGTGGTGGCCCATATGGTGGAAGGGATAACGCTCTAACAGCTTGTGTTGGTTACTATAGAAGCACACGCCTAGATATAAACTTTGCGATTGCTGGCGTCTTAGACTGGAACCGTACCTATTGTGATCCACCGATGGATGAATACGAGGTACGGGAGAAGGCTGGTAGAGCGTGGGCAGATTGGAAAGATTCCGACCTGCCACCGCTGACACCTGCGATGCTACGGGAGCAGTTAGAACAAAAGATAGAACCTGAGCCCGACCTAGAAATCTGGGACTGGTGGCGCTTCAAGGAGGAAGGTCTAAACTGCCCAGAACAAGACTGGATTGCAGACAACATGATAATCCACAAGGGTCTACATTTTATAGCTGCTGCATCAGGCTCAGGGAAGTCATGGCTAGGTATTGATCTGGCTATTGCTTGTGCATCAGGTAGACCATGGTGCAACTTCATCGAGACTAACCCAGCAAAGGTTATGTACATCAATGAAGAAATCAACCTCAAGCAGTTCTGGGGACGCTTCTGCATGATGCACCCAACGGATCTCCCTAACCTGCACGTGATTCAAAAGAAGAACACTAAACTCGACAAGCCTTACCATGTTGATGCTTTGGTCAAGTACATCAAGAAACACGATATCCAGCTTGTGGTTGTTGATACCTTTGTACGTGTTCACAGTATGGATGAGAACGACAACGGTGCTGTAGCTAAACTGTACGATCGGTTCCAGGAACTAATCGATGCTGGCGCAGCGATAGTGATTCTGCACCATAACAAGAAGTTAGCACCCGGTACTGCTATCACTCAAGACACCATGCGTGGAGCCTCAGATTTGGCGGCACAGGCCGACATGGTGCTATCTATCAATCACGACATCGAAGCCAAGACCTATGACGTTCGTACGGTCAAACACAGGCACATTGGCGAGGATGACTGGGTTCACTTTGTGTACAGGCTCAACACCGATGAACCGGGGCAGATAGCACTACAGCAAGTAACCACGGCAGGTAGTGAAACAGAGATGCTTGATCGGGTCACACAGTACATTACTGACAATCCCGGTAAGACCAAAAGCGGTATCTGCGATGGACTCAAAAAGAATAGAAATCTAATCTGGGATGTTGTGGACGAAGCAATGGAATTGCAGCTGATTGTGTGCCGTGACAGGAAGTATTACAGGGTCTAAAAAGTGTATCGAAAAAGTGTATCCCCTTAAGAATATAAATAGATACACTTTTGAAATACCCCCCTCTCTCAGACTCTCACCCCCCAGCCGGAAAAAGGCTGGCTGGGGGTACGGAAGGGCGAACCGTGTATCTGGCGCTAAGGCGCCGATACAGGTATCGCCAAGATAAATAATAGGTTTGACAATATCCGCTTAGTGGGTATATAGTTGGTGTGGCAATAGTGCCAAATGACGGGCGGTAGCCCAAGGAGAATGTATGGGATTTTTTGCACAACACGGGAAGTTCTCGGAAGGTGGCGGGAAGAAGTACAGTGTAGCCGAGCAAGGCATCTACATCTGTGCTTTGATTGATTGCGAAGCAACGCAGGGCAAGAGCTTTGACGATCCAAACGTCTTGGAGCCTAACTTCCGCTGGGTGTTTGAAACCACCGAAGTAGGCGATGACGATGGTCAGCCATTCCGGTTTATTCAGTACACAAAGACCTACTACGGCAACGAAAAAGCCAAACTGACAATCCTGCTCGATGGCATGGTTGGACGCATGACAAATGCTCAGTTTGCAGACCTTGACATTGAAGCACTCAAAGCCAAGCAATGGCAGGTAGTGGTTGGAACCCGTCAGAAGATGAACGGCGAACTGACCAACGTCATCGAAACCGTCAAGCCGGTAAAGGTTGCAGCTACAAAGCCATTACGCAAGGCTGTTCCTACCGCAGACATCACTGATCCATTCGAGGACTAATGCGACAACACTACACGGTCGGCACTCTTGATGCCTTGGCAGTAATCGAAGATTGGAACCTGGACTTTGTTTCGGGTTCCATCCTGAAGTACCTACAGCGCCAAGAGCATAAGGGGCAGGCAGAGCAAGATAGGTACAAAGTGCTTTGGTACGCAGCCTATCTGGTGACACGCTCTAGAGAGTATGCCGACCGTGTAGTAAACGATGCCAAGGAGATAAGCAATGGCAAGGCCTAAGTGCAGTATCGTCGAGTCACATCGTAAGCGTGACGTGGTACTGCAACGATACGAAGAGCTTGTGGCATCAGGGATGCGATGCCACGATGCAGCACGTACCCTCGGTTACAATCACACCACGATCAACTATTGGAAAAAGCAGATTCTAGATCAGGCGAGAATCGAAATACAGGCAGAAGTGCAGACCATGGCAAACGGATAGTTTTCCGTAGCACTTGAAAAGCTACGCTCTGGCTACATGGTGAGACGGCATGGCGCTTCTTGGTTTCTGCAAATGATAGACGGCAAGATATGCCTGTATCTGCTCGATGGTGCGGGGAACCGTAGATACAGCCGGGTAGCTTCTTTCGGTAGTGCTGATGTCCTTGCCATGGACTGGGAGATTTTCATCGGATGAAGTTTGAACTAGCATTTGAAGCCCTACGCCACGGCTACTGCATCACAGTGCAGGAAAACAAAGCTCTCTGGTACAGGTGGAATCAAAATCTACAATGCCTTGTTTGTTACATACACAATATGCATCAGTCCTACAGCCTAGACATCCCGGTTGATCGCATCATGACAGACCGTTGGCAGGTTGGTATTTTCATTGATGGAAACTCACCGCTCTGGCTTGATACTGAAAACTGTTTCGACATCGAGCAGGTCATGCAGTATGCCGAGATCGCAATGGCAGAACGTGAACAACACTTGGCAGGTACTCTATGACAAAGCTAATCTGGATCACACCGGAAGCGGAGCAGGTTATCGGTTATTGCGCTAGGGTCTCCAACCCAGCCAATCAAGATAACCCAGACGTAGCCCGGTTGCTCTCCTACTGCATCAAGCATGGGCACTGGTCAATCTTTGAGATGGCTAGCATGTGTGTTGAAATCAAGACAACCCGTGCTATCGCTCCGCAGATTCTTAGGCATCGGTCATTCTCTTTCCAAGAGTTCTCACAAAGGTATGCACAGGTCGCTGAGTTTCCTGTACTGGGGCAGATGAGGCTTGCTGGTACAACTAACCGTCAAAGCTCTAAAGCCTTGCCAGAATACAAAGAGTTAGATGCCGAGATGCAGAGTGTTATCTTAGATGCTGAGCTGGCTGTATCTCGTGGCTACCATGCATACAATCAAATGATAAAAGCCGGTATCGCTGCGGAGACTGCAAGGATGGTACTACCGCTCTGCACTCCGACCACAATGTATATGTCTGGCACCATACGGTCTTGGATACATTACGTGCAGCTTAGGACGCAGGAAGATACGCAGTTAGAACACAGGGAGATAGCAGACAGCATCAAGGCTTTGATGGTTGAACACCTGCCGATAACAATGGGAGTAATAGGATGAGATTCGGAGATGTATTAGATGCTCTTCTGGATGGATTGCCCATAACTCGCAAGGCATGGTTAGAAGATGACGAACACAGGATTGTTTTTCATGACCCAACAACCAACGGTTTTGTAGACCGACAAACAGCGGAACTGTTGGAAACACAATGCAAGTTCACATGCTTCACATACGAAGACATGAAGGCAGATGACTGGGAAGTTTTCGAATGGGAGTAATAGAATGACAATAGAACAAGCCTTTGTGGCTTTAAAGCACGGTAAACCAATCCGGCGGATGGCATGGGACAGATACCGCTTACTGAGGTTCTGTGAACTCTGGGATGGTTTCTCAGGAGCAGACATTGAACGCATCAATGCAACCTGTTTGATATCGGGAGAAGACCTGCTGGCTGATGATTGGATCGTAGGCAAGTTTCACCCGGTCAAGAATGAAGTCATCTGGGAGGTATCAAAATGATTACCTTTGCCCTTGGTATCCTGCTGGGCGCTGGGTGCTTGGCTGTATACAACGAAATGTATACACGCTGGTTGTACGCTGATGTCAAGAGACGCGCGAAACAGCAAGGCATCAGTGAGCGTCAAATGAAAGATGCCCTTGTATGGGCAACCAAAGAAGAAATAGAGGCTAACCTCATTGGCAAGTAGAGTAATAAACAAAGAGATTGAGCAGGTCGCTATTGACCTGCTCAAGCATCATCCACGCAACGCTAATCAAGGGGATGTGGAAGCCATCAAGAAGAGCCTAGCAGTGAATGGCTGGTACGGCTCTGTCGTGGCTAACCTGAGCACAAAGCACATCCTAGCGGGAAATCATAGGGTGATGGCTGCAAAGGCTCTAGGCTGGGAAACCGTACCGGTTCAATGGGTTGACGTTACTCCCGAAGAAGAGCTACGCATTCTTGTTGTTGACAACCGGACTACCCGTATCGGGCAAGATGACACGACCAAGATAACCGACATCTTAGCCGAGCTTGCGAAGACGCCTATCGGCTTAGAAGGTACAGGGTATGGCGCAGATGACCTTGATGAGCTTATAGGTTCACTAACCGGAGATATTGAAGTTGGAGAAGATAACAATTATTCGCGTAGCATTCAGGCTCCAACATATGAACCTACTGGTGAGTGTCCATCTTTAGATCAACTCTATGACACCGAAAAGCAAAGCAGTTTGATTGCTTCAATAAAGAGTGCCAATATTCCAGATGATGTAAAAGCATTTCTTATTGCAGCGACATATCGGCATATTGTTTTTGACTATCGCAATATTGCAGAATACTACGCTCACGCAGATGCCGATATTCAAAAACTATTTGAAGATTCAGCCTTGGTAATTATTGATTTTGATGCAGCTTTGCAAAACGGATTTGTGAAAATGGTCAAACAAATGCAAGGCATTATTGGCAGCGAGAAAACCGATGAAGAGCAAGAATAAACCTGCATCCTGGGGAATCCTAATACTAACCCATGGAAGACCTGACAATGTCAAAACAACAGGTGTATTGCGTCGTTGTGGCTATACTGGACCAATCAAATATGTAATCGATAACGAAGATAAAAGAGCAGATGAATACTACGCTAACTTTGGCGATGATGTCATCATGTTTGATAAAGAGGCTATTGCTCGATCTATTGATGAGTCGGACAACTTCAATGATAGACGAACAATTACCTATGCTCGCAATGCGGCATATACGATTGCCAAAGATTTAGGATGGTCGCACTTCATTCAGATGGATGATGACTACACGAGTTTTGTCTGGAAGTTTGATAAAGATTTTAGATATCAACAGAAACCTATACAAAACCTACAGAGTCTGTTTCAATCGATGGTTGATTTTATGGTTGAAACAAAAGCTGACACCATCGCTCTGGCTCAAGGTGGAGACTATATTGGCGGTGATATCTCAGCAATAGCAAGAACCATAAACATATGTTTGAAGTTCAAACGTAAGTCAATGAATACATTTGTTTGTGCTGTAGATCGACCGATTACGTTTATCTCGCGTATGAATGAAGATGTGTCTACATATACATCACTGGGAAGCATTGGACGTTTATTCTTTACATTCAATATTGGCATTGTCAATCAGACAGAGACACAATCGAATCCCGGTGGAATCACCGAATTGTATAAACGATATGGAACATATGTAAAGTCGTTTTATACCGTTATGAGAATGCCATCGTGTGTCAAAGTTACAGCAATGAATACAAGCAATCCTCGCTTACATCACGAGATCTCATGGCGTAACTGTGTACCAGCAATCCTTGATGAGAAGTGGAGAAAATCAAATGTCAGGTAGACCAACTAAATACAACGAGGAAACTGTGACCCGTGTAACACAGGCTCTAAGGGCTGGTAATACCCGTAGAGCAGCTTGTGCTTATGCCAATATCGATCAAGGTACATTCGCAAACTGGCTTAAGCAACATTCCGATTTTTCCGATGCTATAGAAAAGGCAGAAGGTGATGCCGAGGTACGCAACGTGGCTATCATTCAAAAGGCAGCTGATAGCACATGGCAAGCGGCTGCATGGTGGCTTGAACGCAAGCACAAGGCCGAGTGGTCTAGTCGGGTAGAGCAGACCGGGGCTGATGGTTCACCGGTCAAGGTCATCGTGGAGTACGCTGATAAGCCATGACAGATATACGGTTTCATGGGGTCAAACCCACAAGGGCTACAAAGCATTCTGCCGGGTACGATCTACGCTCTCAGCTGGACATCGTTATTCCTGCTGGTGCTACTGTAGGCATTGACACGGGTACGCTTGCTATCTTTCCACCACACCTTTGCGCTATGGTTTGCAGTAGGTCAGGGTTAGCTTTGCGTGGTCTTGCTGTTGCCAACGCTCCCGGCATCATCGATGCTGACTATGGGGACACCATCAAGGTGTTACTACATAACAGGACGCAGGGTGATTGGGTAATAGAGCGTGGTGAGCGCATCGCTCAGGTTGTCTTTGTGCAGTACTTTACGGGTGATGATGTACAGCTAGATGAGCGTGTTGGCGGGTTAGGTAGCACTGGTGTTTAACATTTGATTTCATGGGTCTTTAGCTCAGTGGTAGAGCGTACTCTTGCAAGAGGGAGGATGGTCGTAGGTTCGATTCCTGCAAGACCCGTAGAAGGTAACTAATGCCTGATATTCGACTAGTCCTGCCAAGGCCTCACGAAGCCCAGCAGGTGATACTGCGGGAAGCCAAGCGGTACAACGTGCTTGCCTGTGGGAGACGCTTTGGGAAGACAACACTAGGCGGGAATCTGCTATCCGACCCGGTACTGATTGATGGCTTGCCCTGCGCGTGGTTTGCTCCTACCTACAGGCTCCTAGAAGAGGCATACAACGATCATAAGCGTATCTATGCTCCGGTTATCCGGCGAGCTGTCCAGACTCCTGCACCGCGCATCGAGCTTATAACCGGGGCAGCCATCGATTACTGGACGCTTGATGACCCTAGTACCGTTGCCCGTGGAAGAAAGTACAAGCGGGTCATCATTGACGAGGCAGCTATGGCTAGACACTTAGAGCAAGCATGGACTGAAGCCATACGCCCAACGCTTACAGACTACAAAGGCGATGCATTCTTTCTATCTACGCCTAAAGGCTCTAATTACTTCAAGACGCTATACAACTTTGCTGGTGCAGATAGCGATTGGATGTCATGGCAGATGCCAACTACAGCTAATCCATGGATTGATCCAGATGAAGTTGGAAAGGCTGGGGAATCATTACCGAGCATTGCATTTCGGCAGGAATACCTAGCCGAGTTCGTAGATGCAGCTGGTGCACGAGTAAAACGTGAATGGTTACGTTATGGTGATTGCCCAGAGGGGCTAACAACCTTTATTGGTGTTGATCTCGCAATATCAACCAAAAACGAAGCCGACTATACTGGCGTAGCAGTTGTTAGTAGATCTGAAGATGGCACAGTTTATGTACGGGATATCAACCGAACACGTGCAGACTTTGCAAGCGTTCTGCGTTTTATTGAAGCGATGGCTGAAAAATGGAATCCCACGATGATTGGAATCGAACAAGTACAATTTCAAGCTGCTGTAGTCCAAGAACTGCTCAGGCGCACAAAATTACCCATCCGAGGTATTCGACCAGATAGAGATAAAGTGACGCGCTTTGGACCGCTTGAAGCTCGATACGAGCAATCGCAAGTTATTCACTGTCAAGGATTACCTGCATATTTTGAAGACGAGCTGTTGAGCTTCCCTGTAGGTAGACATGATGACGTTGTCGATGCTCTTGCATATGCTTGGCAAGTTTGTGGATCTAAACGGATGTGGGGAGCCGTGTAAAATATACCTCTGAACACTTGACCTATATACACATATGGTATATATTCAGAGCATGAAATACACGATGTTTAAACCTCAAGTTGGTGAGATGGCTGGTGGAAATTATATTCGCCAGATTGTAGACACCGCTGGTATTACCTCAGAAGAGCTTTGTGCAATACAAGGTCCAATAGTCAAAGTCGATCAAGAATATGTTTGGATTGAAGGATGGAATCGCACTGTTCGTATTCTTCAAGCAAAAGCATATATCGTAAAGACAAAAAGATAAATCTAGGGAGATAGAGAGATATGACTACAAGAGAAGAACAACTGATCAATGAGCAAGCTAGAGTAGAAGCGCAAGCACGATTAGCTGCGCTCCGTGCAAAAGCAAAAGCATCCGGGTTCGTTGCACCAACACCTAAGAATCCAGCCAAGCTTGGTCAGCTTGCAATGGTAAAAGTTGGCTGGTTCCATGTCCATGGTTACGTAGTCAAAATCGATGGAATGTTTGTATGGATTGAAAGTGAAAGTAAATCATATAAAGTCAACGCACTAGGATGTAGATACTACAACTAAACAGACAGGCCCCCGCAAGGGGGCTTTTTTATTGCCTGTGGGATACTAGGCACATGGGTATCTTTGACCGATTCTTGGGGGGCAAGGCTGTAGCCAACCCGACACAAGCACTACCACTGCCGCTTAGTCAGTCCCGTGATGTCTACCTAACCGGCTATGGCTCCGGTCAGCTGCAAACGCTCCTGCGCCGTGCGCTTCCAGGGAGTACCAAAGACTGGGCACGAGTAGCGGGAGACCTTGGGCTTAACG